GAGGGCGAGATCGAGATTACGGATTCTTCAAGTAGGACTCAGACTGTAGTGGACTTGATTAAATTCAAGGTTCGCTCGCAATTCGGGTAAGTAACCTTGCCAGTCTTTGCTGAGGTCAGTTTTCGGCAACTGAATGCCTCGGCGTCTTGTCGGAAGATACATGCTGTTGCTCGACAGCCGGTTTCTGCCGTTGTCATCTCGATTCAGGAGCCAAGCCCAGAGGTAACTTTCCAGCGGTTAGTAACAGATTTTTCGTATAGATATCTGACTCCCCAGCTTCAGTGGAAGCGTTTGTTTCTGCATGATGTTGTGCTTAATACAGAGCAAACTATTTACCCTCTGTCTGATCTTTTCATAGTTTCAGATGTACCTACGTTGGAACCGGGTCTAGTCAAGACGGACACATTTGCTATCGGCGACTTGTCTCCAATCAAAGGTATTTCGCCTGTCTTTGATGACTTGTTCAGTTTCAGTGATATACAGGTCTTCAGGGTTTCTTCTGAGAAGTCCGATAGCTTTACGTTTACAGACTCGCAAGCATTTGCCGTCATCAGTTCTGCGTCTGATTTTTTTGGTGTACAGGACTCTCCAGTCAGTGTGGTGGTGAATCCTGGGAACATTCAATACAACCCAGACGCGAACGGGGATCTCAGTATTGCATTGCCGAAGACGGACTCGATATCCGCACAAGATGCTCCTGTATTTAAGGTGTCAAAGTCTTTCTCTGATGCATTTGCGTTAGACGATAATAATGACCTCGATTACGCATTTTCTGGAGCAAAATCAAATGTTTACTCGTTAACCGACTTGCCGGTTTTTGGGTTCTCAAAGGCAATAACTGATAATATACTCACAACGGAATCTGCCGTTTTCGGGATCGAGCCGGCACTCAGTTATTCTTCTGCGCTGGTGGACTCACCCGCGCTTTTTACAGGGAAAGTTTTTTCAGATTCAACAAGCTTGAGCGAGCAAATAGTTCTTGTGAACTATTCGTCGTCGTCGATTCTTGGCGACAACTTGGTCGGACTCATGCTTCTCAACGCTGACTAAATGGAGCCTGTATGATTTCCGATAACCTACGCCTGAGAGGTCGTTTAGACATAGTTGTCACAGCGCCTGACGGAACAATCAAAGATACGAAACGTGTAGATAACCTAGTCGTCACTACGGGTAAAAACTTTGTTGCCTCTAGAATGGCTGGCACCTCTGTCTCTGTGATGAGCGATATGTCGATAGGCACTGGCTCCACAGCCGCCGCCGCCGCAGACACCACTCTCGGTTCAGAGAGCGCGAGGGTCTCTCTGACCTCAACCACGGTCAATAACAACGATGTTGTTTATTTGGCGACATTCCCCGCAAACACGCCGGCATCCGCAGCCGCGATCACGGAGGCAGGTATATTCAACGCTAGCACAGGCGGATCGATGCTGTGTCGCACAGTGTTTTCTCAAATAAACAAAGCCCCGGCAGACAGTCTTACGATCACTTGGACCGTTACAGCTAGCTAGGAGTCCTTATGGGAATTAAGTTCTCTAACCTAGCGACGACGACGTTAGCTAGCGGAATAACCAATTCTGCGACAACAATTACCGTCGCGGATGGATCTGTCTTCCCTGCACTTGGGTCTGGGGACTTTTTCTTTGCGTCTATAGACACACCGCCAAATGCTCCCGAGATTGTTAAAGTAACAGCGATCAGCTCCAACACACTGACGGTAGTCAGGGGGCAAGACGGGACTACCGCGACGAGTCATAACTCTAGCGAGACGATTGCCTTGCGAGTTGTCGCTGCGGCACTAGAGGATCTCAGAGATAACGCTGGTACCAACGTCATCGCTGGCTCTAACTTGAGCTTTTCTGGTGACACTCTGAACCTAGATACTAACCTAACTGGTCTTGGCACCATCTCTAGTGGTGCTATTACAAGTAGTGGTGTTGTATCAGCAGAAGATGATATCTACCTAACTGATGCAGGAACTGTAAGAGGTAAATTATTATTAAATGCTTCAGATAGAGATAATGTAGAGCTTAGAGCAGAATCATCAGGCTCAACCATGAAGTTTTTCACAGTTGGTACACAGGCTTTATTATTAGACGCGTCACAAAACGCTACCTTCGCAGGCACCATTTCTAGTGGTGCTATAACAAGTAGTGGAGCTGTAAAAGCATATGGTAACTCTGACACTGTTTCGGCTTTAGAAATATATTCAGATTCTAATCATGGTATGAGAATACTTCATAGAGGCACAGATGGAGATTTTAGTTTTGAGCGTAGAGTTAGTGGCACGAACACAGAGTTTTTAAGAATTGGCAGGGGCACTGGAAACGCTACCTTTGCAGGCACTATATCTAGTGGCGCTATTACCAGTAGTGGGAATCTAGTCTTAGATGCTGTAGGTCATAATTATATAGAACTACACAGTTCTACTGGCAATACAAGAAAATGGAGATTTTATAACGGACAGTCGTGGAATGCAGACGCATTACTTATATACGACCAAGATGCAGACTCAACAGCTTTAACTATTGAAACTGGCAAGCTAGGTATTAACAGAGGTGCAGGAAGCCTATCACATACCTTAGATGTTGGTGGTAATGTCGCTATAACAGGCACAGAAATTATCTCATCAAGCCGTAATTTCACAAATATAGGCACTATATCTAGTGGTGCGATCACAGCCACAGGCGATATCAGTGCAAACGGTTTAGAAGTTGGCACTGTTTATGGCAGTGATAGTCAATATTTAGGAATAAAAAGAGCCGCCGCTAGCAGTAACGACTATATATTAATTCAAGGTTCCGGCAGTGACGTAGGCAATACATATTTAAGCGCAGGGTCGGGGAAGAGCGTACATATAAGAGCGAACGCCAACAACGTCACTAATCAGTTAATTGTTTCAAGTTCTGGAACCACTATCGGGGGCAATACAGTCTGGCACGCAGGCAACGACGGCTCTGGCTCAGGTCTGGATGCTGACTTACTTGATGGCTCGCACAAAGTAGACATACAAAAACAGCTGGTAAATGTTCAATCAGTAACAGCGGCTGATAGTTGTTTACCTTCAACCGGCTATGGTTTTAAACACTTTTTGGGGCTTGGTCCTAGTAACAATGACGGTCATATTCTTGGTATGACTTGGTCGGGGACAACAGCTTACGGGGCGCAGATTTACGTTGATACTGATCCAAATAATATCATGGCGTTTCGATCCAGAAGCTCAACGGGTGTTTGGACTTCTTGGAATACAGTCTGGCACGCAGGCAACGACGGCAGTGGTTCAGGATTAGATGCAGATACAGTTGATGGTAAGCACAAAGACTTTTTGATGCATTACAAAGGTATAGTCTCTGGTAATTGGGACACCATATTCAGCCAAACTGCTGGTCATATGGGCGTATACCAAGTAGAAAATATAAGTAATACTGACTCTAATTATCCTTCAGGCGCTTACACTTACGGTGGGGTAATGTCATGGCAGTTAGCTAACTCCACGTTCAAACTATATGCGCCACATACGGGTCAACTACACTACCAAACCGGCTGGAATAACGATGAATATTCAGGTTGGAGAAAAATTTGGGACACGGGCAACGACGGCTCTGGCTCAGGTCTGGATGCTGATCTGCTTGATGGTCAGCAAGGTAGCTATTACAACCAATCACAGTTCACAGGCTCTGCGTTTATCTCTCGCAATAGTAGCAACCCAATTGCAATAGACAGCGTCACCACCAACATGGTCGGCTATGTGAATAGCTCCTCTGCTGCCGGGTACTCCGATGGCGCAGGGTTTTCTGCCGCGTACAACAGTTCTTGGGTAGGGCAGTTATTTGTAGACTTTCGGACAGGAAAACTCTCTACAAGGGGTAAAAATAGCGGAACATGGCAAGCTCATAGATTCATGTGGGATAACCTCAACGACGGCTCTGGCTCAGGCTTAGACGCTGATCTATTAGAAGGCTACCACGCTAGCACTACTCGTAACGCAGCAAACACAATCCCAATCCGTGATGGCAATGGTTATTTACAGCTTGGGTGGATTAACACAACTTCAGGAAGTACCTCTAGTAGTGCTATTGACAGAGTCTACAGCTCTTACGATGGCTATATTCGCTACTCAAGTGCCTCTAACTTTTTACATAGGCAAGGATCTACCTACTTCCAAGCTAATACTTGGATTCAGCTAACCGGCGTTCACGGTCTCTACGCCCCAACAGTAAACGACGCGCATTTTTTGCCAAACAATCAGACAAGCTACGGCACTTGGAGGTCAATTGGTTCCCGAGGTGGATACGACGGCATAATGTTTGATGGCGGTGGCAATGTTGCAATCATGTATGACAGCTCAGGCAACGGGGGTATATACCGTCAAGCTTCTGGCCGTTGGTATACTTACCACCATTTAGGCAACAACTGTCTTGCTATCGGAGACTCTACCACATCAAGTTCTTATTCGGCTTATGTTCACGGGGCTTTGTATGCAACCGGCAACATCACCGCCTACTCAGACCGCCGCATCAAAGAGAACATCATCACCCTCGACTCTGCACTGGACAAGGTCAACGCCTTGCGCGGCGTCTACTACAACAAAATCGATGACCCAGAGAAGACTAAGCAGATCGGCTTCATCGCCCAAGAGGTCAACGAGGTAGTGCCTGAGCTTGTGACCTACGCCGAGGATGTTGACCAGTACGGGGTCAACTACGGCAACGCCACCGCGCTGCTGGTCGAGGCGGTCAAGGATCTGACACAGCAGGTTAAAGATTTAAAAGCAGAGATTGAGGAAATGAAAAATGCCTAACGCAAGAGCTATCACATGGTGGTCAGACGATGCCAAACCAACCGATGACGGCGCGGGTATGCAGGTCGATTACGATGACAATACCCAAGTAATTTTAGATGCAGATTCGGACGTTTCGTCTGCACCAGCCTTTGTGCAGTCGGTTCACGCTGCGCTTTTCCCACCAGGAGAATAAACCATGCCCGTAACCTATGAACTTTTAGAAGAATTCACAGGCACTCGCACAACCGAAATGCCCGATATGGAGAACGAGGGTCAGACCGTAACTGAGGAGTCACCGTGCTCGGACATTCGGGTTCGCTTCACGGACGGCACCATCACCCACGAGCGCAACGTCAATGTCTGCCGTGACTCTGAGGGCAACTACGACCACGAGGCGACACTTGAGCGCGTCGAGCAGCAATGCATGGGCGTTGCCAACAAGATTGCGGTTGGCGTTATCAGCTAATGACACTACAAACATCTGGCGCAATATCACTCAGTCAAGTGCAAGCCGAGTTTGGCGGTAGCAATCCTATCTCTATGTCAGAGTACTATCGCGGGGGCGCGAATGTTCCAACATCGATAACGAGCGCAGGCGCGTATTCGGGTTATCAAGGAAGCCTATACACCTACTACTGGGATGATTTTGGAACAGTGGTGTGGAATGGCTCCACCGTAGGAAATAATAAATTCAGCAACTTCACCGCAGGTGGCTTCGAGTACGACCAAGGGTCTTTTTTCACGAGTACTGGCGGCGGGAAGGGCGGTCCTTCAAACCTATATTATACGGTGAGGAGGCGCACAGCCGGTTCACTTACTACAGTCAACACCAGCATTCCAGCCAGCGGCACCATCTCTATGAATCAGTTTTATGGAGGTAGAAATACCTGATGTACACAATTACCGAGTGCAACATCGCCCCGTACCACTTTGACAGTCTGTTCGACCAATGCTTGCAGATTATGGAGGCTGGGACTATTGATTGGCGTTACTTGGGTAATCCAGAAGACAACGACGCGAAGAAGGCGAAGCTGCGCGATGAGTACGAGCAATTCATATCTCTCCCGAACACGAAGGTCATTTACTGGGAAAAAGATGGGCATCCAATTCACTTAGCGGCTGGTCGAATCAACCCTGACGATGAGCAGTACATCCTATGGGTCTACGCGCTTTACGGCTCTGATGCCGATGGCAGCAAGGCATGGCTGCATGACCCCGCGTACATTACGCAAACCAAGGGGTACATCCGCGACACACTCGGATTAGCGGGATACAAAATTAGCTGTCACCAAGGCTCTAGTTTGTACGATTACCATATGAACAAGGTCGGATCTGCTGATAACTACGAGGTGACGATTGATCGTACATATCAGCCTGATTTGGCTACAGATGTGACCGTGGCTGTAATGAAATATAGGTATCTGCAATGAAAATTTTGGGAGATCTCATAGAACCCGTAACGGGCTTGCTCGAGAAGGTTATCCCAGATCGGGACCAAGCCGCCAAGTTGGCGCATGAAATCTCGACTATGTCCGAGAAACACAGTCAGGAAATAGCGTTACAGCAGATAGAGGTTTTGAAGCTGGATGCCAAGGGAAATTGGTTTCAGTCTAGCTGGAGACCCTTAGCCGGTTATTGCTGCGTATTGGGTTTATTCGTGAATTTCTTGGTTTCTCCGTTATGTGCCGGATTCGGCATTGTCATCCCTCAGGCGGATGCAGGCGTAATGATGCCTCTTCTTCTTGGCATGCTTGGATTGTCCGGCGGTAGGTCGTATGAACGAATTAAAGGAGTAGGGAAGTGACAGGATTCAAACTCCAAACATTCTCAGGGAAAGCACCGCGCATATCTGCACGTCTGCTTCCAGAAGATATGGCGCAAGAGGCGATCAACACTAGGCTAGATTCGGGTCGTTTAGAGCCTTGGGCTGACAATACGTCTGCTTCGATTACGCCGGTAGCAAGTTACTCGATCTCTGGAAGTACCAAGACTTTATTTAAGTACAGCAGCTCCGCATGGGTCGCGTCAGACGAAGATATAAACATTGTCCGCAGCCCAATTGCGGAGGATCAACATGAACGAATATATGTGACAGGGATCGGAGGTTCTTCTGGTTATCCCAGAATGAGTACTTCTGCGATCATCGGTAATGGAACCTACTACAAGCTGGGCATCCCTGATCCGTTCTCCTTTGACTCCGTGTCTCTTGTGGGCACGACAACAAAGACGGAAGAAGAGACGCCAATTAGCAGGGCTTATGTCTTTACCTATGTAAGTTATTACGGAGAGGAAGGTGCGCCAAGCACATCTTTGGTAAGTCAGATTGTTGATGTGTATTCTGATCAGTCGGTAACGGTGGATTTTCCCGCTAATCCATCAGGCAATCACAATCTTCTCAAAAAGCGTTTGTATCGAACAGATCCCAATGGGACGTTTCGTTTTGTTGCTGATGTTGCTTTGGCGACTGACACGTTTAACGACACGGTCACAGATGCGAATCTGGGCGAAGCGATACCGTCCTCTAGCTGGATCGCACCGCCCGATGATGTAACATCAGATCACCCTGACGGACCTTTGTTGGGGTTGGTCAGTATGCCTAATGGGTTTTTGGCAGGGTTCTCGGGTCAGACTGTTTGTTTCTCCGAGGCGTTTCAGCCACATGCGTTTCCTGACGCATATAAACTAACGATCAAGAGTGATGTGGTCGCGCTAGCTCCCCTGAATACAGGTCTTCTTGTTCTTACGAAAGAAAAGCCAGCACTTATTCAAGGATTGGACCCATCAAGCATGTCGATGATTGAGATCGATAGCACTCTATCCTGCGTCAGCAAGCGTAGCGTGGTTGATATGGGCGAGTTCGTTATGTATGCAAGCCCGGATGGTTTGGTGATGGCGCGGGATAATGGTCTATCAGTAGCAACAGAAAGCATTCTGTCGCGAGACCAGTGGCAGGATCTTAGCCCCTCCTCAATTATTGGCTTTCACTGGGAAGGTTACTATTTAGGTTTTTATTCCAACGGCGTTGAGAGCAAAGGCTTCATCTTTGATCCTCGGGGCGGGAAAAACTCTTACGTCAAACTTAATTTCTTCGCCACGGCGGGGTTTAACGACCTAGAGAATGATGAGCTGTATTTAGTTGTTGGTGGATCTGTAGTGAAGTTCGCTTCAGGTTCAAACCTGTCGATGTCATGGAAGAGCAAAAAGTTCTACGCACAGCGCCCTATATGTCCAGGGGTGGCGAAGCTTGAGTGCGAATCATACTCCCCTGCACCAACCTTTAAGCTTTTTGCTGATGGATCATTGAAGCATACACAAACCGTTTCAAGTAGTTCTCTGTTTAGGCTACCGGGGGGCTACAAGGCGCACGAGTTTGAGATACAGATCGAAGGTTCTGTAGCGGTCAATGAAGTGTGTGTTTATGAATCTGCTGGAGAAATAGGTGTCAGCGCGTAGAAGCAACCTTACAGTACCACCGAATTGGTCTACGCAAGAGAAGCGGTTCGCTGACGGTATAAAAGAGAATCTGGATGTTATGCTTGGTCACAGAGGTGACCCCCTGCAAAGAGCGGTTACGTTTCAAGACCTTCTTGATGCAAACATTGTGGAGTTGGCTGGTGGTGCTCGTCTCTTTGGTTCTGCTAACGACATCGTTCCTGTCGTCAACGAAATACCCAACCTCGATGTACCACCAGCTCCTACAAACCTTCAAGCATCCGGGGCATTTCAAAATATCATTCTTAGTTGGAACTTGAGCCTATACCGTGGGCACTCGTATGTAGAAGTGTTCAGGCATACTTCTGACGACATTTCCGCTGCCACGATGGTTGCCCAAGTATCCGGTTTCACTGGGGTATATGGAGATCCAGTTGGTTCAGGGCAAACTCTTTATTATTGGGTAAGAGCGGTAAACGTGAACGGAGTACAGGGACCATTTAATAGTGGCGCTGGCACTCAGGGTCAGACTGCGCCAGATGTCACGTTCCTGCTCACTACCCTAGCGAATGCGATCACTGCTGGCGAGCTGGCAACTTCCTTATCTACACCGATAGGTAACCTGCCTACAGACACACAGACCGCGCTTAATGATCTGCAAAGCCAGATCAACGATATAGGGACGGTTAGTCTTTGGAGTAGCTCAACTTCATACTCTCAAGGAGATCTTGTACTTCACCCGTCGAGTAACTCGAAGCTCTATCGATCTAAGACAAACAGCAACGCAAACAATCAGCCTAGCGGTAACTCATCAGACACTACTTACTGGGAGTTTGTGGGAACAGGTTCTACATTGGGAGATGTTGTTGCGGACAACACATCGAACATCACGCAAATAAATTTTCTGGATGCTACTAGCACGAGTGCTGCCGCCCAAAAAATAGCTTCGTTGGATGCAACGGTATTTGATCCAGCAACAGGAGTCGCTGCGAGCGCGACCTCCCTAAGCTCTTTGACGAGCCGGGTTTCCGCAACAGAGAGCGCTACAACAGCAAACACAACGAATATAACCAGCGCATCTAGCGATATCACCGCGTTGCAGAATACGGTTAACAATTCAAATACGGGCGTGGTTGCAACATCGACAGCGTTATCTGGATTAACCTCTCGGGTAACAACGGCTGAGAACACGATCAGTGGGCATACGACCAGTATCACCGCTAACTCAGCCGATATTACCTCGCTTGAAAACACAGTAAATAATCCATCAACAGGCGTGTCCGCAACATCTTCTGCGCTTAACTCTCTGACCAGTACAGTCACAAGCCAAGGTAATACGATATCCGCAAACTCCAGCGATCTTTCATCGTTAAGCACTACGGTGGGGAGCAACACGAGTTCCATCAGCACCCAAGCTTCCAGCATCAATGGCTTAGAGGCTAAGTACGTTGTCAAGATCGATAATAACGGCGCGGTGGCGGGATATGGACTAGCCAGCACAGCAAACTCAGCCGGTAACATTGTAAGTGAGTTCATCGTCAACGCTGATAGGTTTGCGATTATGAGGGGCGGGTCGAACACAACAGCCGCGTCTGTTCCATTTATAGTGCAAACAAGCACTACTAATTTGAACGGGGTGACAGTTCCTGCCGGTGTTTACATGCAAGATGGATTCATAAAGAACGGGTCCATTGTAAACGCGAAGATAGGTAATGCGGCAATCGACAACGCGAAGATCGCTAACATCGACGCTGGCAAAATCACTGCGGGAACAATAAATACCTCCCGTCTCAATATCGATGGATCAACGCTTACCAGCAATAATGGGGTATTGCAGGTTAACGAACTCAACGCCAACGTGATCACTTCCGGTCTGATCAACTCCAGTAGAATCAACATAGACAACGTCACACTGGATACAGATGGTCAGGGTCGGCTGATCATAAAGAATCTGGGTGTTGATTCTCTACAGATTAAGGGTAACGCGGTTACCATCCCGTCTTCAGCGTACACGGCATCACAAATCAATGCTCCGGCTAGTTCTGGAGACGTAACGGTCCAAACGATTACATACACATCGGTGGGGTCACCCGCATTGATTATAGCTTCATGCCAAGGCGCTCCAAGCAGCGGAAGAAGTCACGCTGCTATGCTGAAAATCAAAAGGAACGGGACCACTATCGTAGAGCAAAGACAAGGGAGCGGTACGCTAACTTGGGCTGTTTCTGCAACCGACTTTTTTACCGGAACGGGCACTCGAACCTACACGGTAACGATAGCTAATTTAGGTAGCAACCCAAAAGGGTCTGCAACCACTACCTTTGTAACGCTCCGCTCTTTAGCTGTTATCGAGGTAAAGAAATGAAGCAATTCTTTGTTCATGACACCGAAGGAAATATCCTTAGATCTGGGAGGTGTGCTGACGGCGATCTAGCCTTGCAGGCGAGAGATGGAGAGGTTGTTGTTGAGGGTGTCGCCGATGACGCAACACAAATGTTTTTGGAAGGGGTTTTGGTTGCCAAGCCGGGACCAACAGATGCTGAAAAGTCGGTAGCAGCAATGGCTGAACTTAAAGTTATCAGGCAAGGGCTTTTGCTTTCCAGCGACTACACCCAACTCAGCGATTCGCCGTTTACCGCAGAGCAGCGCAGTGAATGGCAGATGTACCGGCAAGAGCTGCGTGATTTGCCTGAAGACTTCGCTCATGTGACGAGTATTGACGACGTTGTGTTCCCAGATCCGCCGTTATAAAAAGTGAAAAAAGTCATATAATTCAGTAACATTGGAAGCGTAAAACGGTCTAGAATCGTAGTTTCAAGGATACCTTTCTGGTATCCAATCGGAGACCGGGAACCTCCCGGATCGGACATCTCCGTTCAATAACCTCAAGGAAGATTGCTGGAAAGGCAGTGATGGCATTTATCGTGCGGAAGCCTCTTATCGAGGATTTCGACCAGATAAATCTCATAGGTCGCTGGTTTCAGGAAAACAGTCTTTACACCACATGCGGCTGGTCAGATGAGAAGTCGCTGAGATGGGTGGTCGAGGGCACATATCCAGATTCCAACACCTTCATGAGAGTGGTCGAAAGCGAGGGACAGATCGTCGGCTTCTTCCTCGGTCACATCACTGAATACTTCTTTTCCACGAAGCAGATTGCACAGGACTTGGTGATGGTTTTTCTCCCGCAAAAACGAGCGGGAATAATCAAACCCACCATCAAGATGCTGAAAGAGTTCGAGGCATGGGCTGTTGATAAAGGCGCTCATGAAATTTGTATTGGTATCACATCTGGTATCGCTGGACCCGGATACGAGCAGTTGATCAAGCGTATCGGTTACAGAGAAGTCGGATCGGTAATGAAGAAAGAGGTTTGATATGTGCGGAGGCGGTGGCGATAAGCCTGAAGAAATGGAGTCGAGGTTAGCTTTGTCGCAACAGGCGGCGACCATGCTCCGAAGATACGGCAACACCTTTGTTGGTCTAGAGAACCAGTTCATGGACACGGTCCAGAATCAATTCAGCGATGCAAATTACGACAGTTCTATTGCTGCTGGAATGAATCAAGCCGCAGCTCAATACGAGCCAGCAATTCAAGACATGCAAGCGGCTGCATTTAATCGTGGATTCGACCCAACATCTGGCGCTTTCCAGTCGGAGTCAGAAGCTCTGCGTGGAGCTAAGGCTAGAGGTATGGGATTAGCTGGCGCTGATCGCGGAATATCCAACACTGACATGGGCTTCGCGGGTCTTCAGAACATTGTGAAGATGGGTCAAGGGCTTCAAACAGAGGCGTTCCAAGGTCAGATGGATGTAGCCAGCGCGGCTTCAGACCGAATAAGAGAGTCAGCTAAAGATGACTTCGCTAGATCTAGTAGCCTGCAAAACCTTGCTGGTACTGGTGTCGGTATGGCGGCTGGTTACGGGGCTAACCCTTATAGGACGGCGTAATGAATTTTCAAGCTTACATGATGGCGTTGAACCCAGATGCGGCTTCTGCGGTTAGATCCACTTACGGCAATCCGTACTCACAAATCGACCCCTACGCATACTCAGGCATGGGTCGAGACCAAAACCCAGGCGACAAGCTGTATGCAGATTTGATTCGAGCGCAGACGCAAGACTATTTGAACAGGTTCGCGCCAGTCGAGGACGAGCTGGTCAACTCGATTACCCCTACAGGGACCACTGCATTACCCGGAGATCTTGAGCGTACAAGAGAAGCTGTACTAGGTGCTGGAATGAATGTTCAGGGTCAGCAGAACCGCTCTATGGAGCGTTTAGGTATTTACGGTAACAGCGGGATCGGTACAAGCATGGACACTGTAGGCGCTCTTGTAGGCGGCTTGAACGATACCCGTCTTCGCGATTCAGATAGGCGCATGCAGTTACTGACAGGCGTTGGTGGAGCAGTAGCTCAAAGAGCAAGGAGTAACTCATGACCCTTTTAGCTAGAGGAGCTGGTCTCCGTAGAATGGCTACTGCTGGGTTGGCAAAAAGCGCCGAGTTGGAAGCGAGAGAGAACCAAACGGCGGCGGCTATTGATCAAGCCAAGCAAGCGCAAGAGATGAATACGCTGGGCACTGGCGCTGGTTTCGGCGCTATGTACGGGATGCAGAAGGCAGGGGCAGCGAAAGCTGCTTCCGCCGTTACGCAAGAAGCAGCAAAAACCGCTCTAGCAGACGCGGCTGGCGCTGAATTGTTGGCATTAGAAGCCGGTAAAAGTGCTGCGGCAGTGACGGAGGCTGGTTCTGCCGCTATCGCTTCGGCTGGAACCCCTGTAGCTACTGCGGCTCCTTCAGCTATAAGTTCTCTCGCAACGATTGCAGCTCCGGTAGCAATCGGTCTTGGCGTTGCATATCTCCTCAACAAACTATTCGACTAGGTGATACATGGCTACTAATTACGGCGGGTTTGCTGACGGGTTCTCAAAAGGTTTCGGTATCGTTCAGGACAGTCTGAACAACCAGCGATACAACGATCTGCGCGAGCTGGATATCAAGGAGCGGCGAGAAACACAGCGTCTAGCGCAGCAGAACAGGGCGGAAGACCTCAAGCGCAGCGATGAGCAAGCGGCGCTAGCAGCTCAAGACCGGCGAGATGAAAAAACATACCGCCGCACTATGGAGGGTATTGCCAGAGAAAACTCTGGTTTAGACCGTGAGATAAAACAAAACCAGTTGGACCTTGGACAAAGTGAGCTGGATTTTCGGGAGGCAAAAGCCGAAGGTCAAAATGATATTAATGAGGCTGCTCGTAAAGACAGAGAGCGAGACGAAAGAATTGCAGCTCAAGGACTTTCCGCTCAATACCTGCAATCTACGTTTGCGGGTGTTCGCACTGGAGAAGTAGATCTCAGCGACCAAAGGGTTGTAGCGCGTATTGCCAAAGAATACGAGACCGTATTTGGCACACCTATGGATTTCGCTATCGCAGGCGATCCTGCGGTTGATTCTATAAACCGCAATCTTGGCACCGCATTGCAAAACATAGCCACTGGTCAACAGTTTAATGAGCAGCACGTTCTTGATGCTGTGAACTTGCTTGTAAAAAATTCAACGCAATCCGGTCAGGTTATAAACGAAGACGCGCAGTACGCTCCTGAAGCTTACAGGGGTGGTGACTGGAGAATCGTTAGCCGCAAGGTCACTGACCTGCAAACCGTTGCTACTGATGGATCTGAAGGATCAGCTAACACCGCTGGTGGTGTGAAGTTCTCAGGCAATGTGTTGGTAACCATACAAAACAGCGAAGGCAGGCAGGCGATATATCAAGCGCCTATGACCGATAAGAGAGGCATCTCCGGTCAACAGGTCGAGTTCTCTCTAGAAGATCTGATGAACGGTTATCAGGGGCACATGACTTATTTGCAGGAGATGAAGCCCTACTACCGAGATCTTGTATCGGCAGTCTCTCAAAGCGTTGGATCTCCCGCTGAGATTAAAGCTAAGAAAGATGCCTACAAGTTGGCTCTGAGGCAAAGCGTCGAAGATGACGGGCGTGGGGACATGATGAGTCAGTACGGTGTCACCTTCAACAACCTGCTAAATGATGGGGAGCTGCTAGAGCGAGTGGCAGAACAATCAGTATTATTTGGTAGGACCGATACCACAGGGAAGGATATTCGGGTTGAGAATTTAGTCCGCAGCATCAGAGATACCGACGAGTACAAGACTGTTAAGAGAGTTGATAACGGTGGGCAAGAGTTAAGTTTGCAGCAAACGCTAGAGCTGAATTCGTTTTTTGACGCTGAGGATGGAAGCGCCAGAATAGCGGATAAGAAAGCTTACCAGCTCTGGAGAAACGGGCTGCGAAACAGAGCCTCCGTGTCTGCCGTAGCGGATAGAAGGGCGGGTGCTCAGGACGCATTAGACCCACAGCAGAGAGCGATGCTTGAGGGCTACCGTTCCGCCTATGGAGTCCCTCGTTAGTGGCGTTTTATCTGGATAGCGGCTCTCCAAGTACCCGCCTTGGCACTCCTCGCCAGCGAGAAGATGATCGCTTTGAATTCACCAAAGGTTTATCTGCCGGTATAGATCAGACCCAAGCATTGGGCGGTGGACTGCTTGCGCTTGCAGGCTCTGCATTCGGCAACGACGACCTTTTCTACGCGGGGATGGACTATTACAACGAGCAGATGCGAGAAGCGTCTGAGAGCCAAGCAGACATTGGTCGTATAGAAGACATTGATGGTTTTGACGACCTCCTTTCTTGGGTCTCGTACACGGCGGGTAATGCGCTGCCATCATTAGCCACAGCGGTTGTTGGTGGTGGTGTTGGTGGTGTTGCCGCTAGAAGCGCCGGTCAGGCAGCTATCAGGGGTCAAGCTGCGGAGTTCGCGAAGAAGCGTGTCACGGACCGAGCACAGGATTCCTTCCGTAAGAGAGTGGCGGACGATTACGCAGCAGCAGCACTAAGCAAACGAGCTAGAACTGGCGCTGGTATCGGTGCATTTGCAACCAGTGCAGGTATGGGAGCTGGCGAGTCTTTCACCAGAATACTCGAGGAGGAGGGCGAAGAGGCTCCCGGTGTAGCTCTGGTAACAGGTATAGCTAGCGGTGGTCTAGATGCTATCGCTCCCATGAGGGCGCTCAAGAGGATCTTCCCCGGCAGGCAGTATGAGTCTGTAACCAAAGGGATGGCTGAGGCGGCTCAAGCAAAAACTCCTTTGTACTCTCGCGCCCTGAAAGAGATGGGCAAGCAAGCTGGTGTTGAGGGCATCACTGAGGGTATGCAGGAGATCGTCCAGAATGTTGCTCTTGAGTATGTCGAATCCAACTACTCTGATTTAGCCGGAGCATTCCAAGAAGCCCTGTTCGATGAATCCAAGTACTCAGCATATGTAAACGCTGCTGCCGCTGGTGTAGTTGGCGGTGGTGTATTCGGTGGCGCTTCGGGCGTGTTCAGCAAAGACCCTGTGGTTCAGCAGTCTCGAGTATCTCGAGAAGACATCGAGAACGAAAACTTCGATGGCATGGTCGCCGATACGGTTGACCGTGTTCGTGATGAGCCGATTGATCAGGAAGCTCAGGACGTTGATGAAGCTGACGATCTAGCCGCAAGACGAGAAGAGCGACAGGCTCAGGCTCAACGCAATGCGGACGCAGAGACACGTTACGGACCTCTGTTTGATCAGATCGAAGCTAGACGGAAAGCTCAAGATATCCTGACGAGGGAAGAAGAGGCTCAGAACGAACCAGTTCCCGGTGAAGCTGAAGACGTTGTAGCTGATCAACCAGTGTCACAGCCTCAATCAGCAACGCCTCTGTCCGCTTTGGAGGGACAGAATGTTTCGTTCCAAGGTCAAATCGGTGTTTTGACGAGAAACGATGACGGGTTTTTTGTCGTTACTCAGGACGAAGACATCTTCGTGGAATCTGGCGAAGGTCAGACGGCAGAAGCTTTGGGTGTATCTATTGCAGATAACTCCCTGCAATTTGATAACGAGGTTCGATTTGACCCCTCTACGTCAACTCTCACCCTGCGCGGGAAGGACTTCACTTATCTAAGAACTAACAGTAACGCTGATGGCAATACTGTATCGATCCAAGTGGTTGATAGTGATGGCAACCCTAGGACCATTCGAGACCCTGAAGTGGTCGCTCGGGTCGAGAGATTGAAAGCCGAAGGAGAGCTTCCTCAGTTTGATTTAGATCTAGATGACTTGCCCTCAGCCGTTCAGGAAGAAGTGATCAGCGAGGCAGAGCAGTCAGGGCAGGAAATCCCCGAGACGGTTCCGGCGGAAACGGCTATGGAAAAAGCCATGAAGCTCGATGGCTACGAAAGAGAGATTGCCTTATCGAAGATTGATGACGCGATTTATGCTTCCTCTGACCTGATGAGGCAGATCGACCCTAAATCAGATCAGTCTGAGGTTTCTGAGACCGATAGTTATTTTGGGCAGTACCGGAACAATGTTGCTCCTACTTTTGATCGAGCAATCAGTAGAGGGAAGGACAACCTCACTACGGCTGTTCGGAAGGCAATTGCAGATCACAATTCCAAGCTTGAAAATCCACTGCCTGGGACTCAGGACCGCATTATTCGTCCAGAGCTGGACGAGGAACAGATGTACGAGCTGCCTGTTAAAGGCGTTAGTGCTTCAGGGATAAAGACGACTGCATTCAATATGTTTGGCTCGGCTAATGCCGACCCTAAAGCGCAAGCTTTCTCTTTGGCTGTGATAGACCTGTTATCGATGGGTCTTCCTAAACAGTGGTTGGATACCATTGATGGGGGCTTCTCGTACTACACGAAGAAAAACACATATGTGTTGAGTCCTCCCGCCGGTTTTTTTGGCGCCGCAGACCCTAACGACCCTTCATCCAAAGGCTATTTGGCTGTATCCAGCAAGTATGTTTTGAATTCTAAAGCGATGTCTGGGCAGCTTAGGTACGTTCTCGCGCACGAATTAGCTCATGCTGCTGACCACAGATACCAAATATCTAAGCGCCTTGCTGGCTTCAATGTTACGGCAGCATCAGAAGGTGATGGCGACTTTACTGCTGATGTAGGGGAGCTGATAGGCGAGCTTTATGACGCCTATACATCAGGCTCTGAGTTGGGATTGGAATTCGGTTATCCGTTTTCATATATAAGCTTGAAGAGTGCTGGTGAGGGCACCAATCAAAATTTAACGGAGTTTGTTCAGCAGGAGGCATTTGCTCAGGCTTTTGCCACCTTCCTTAACTCTCCCGCGAGACTTAAAGAAGAAGCTCCGTTAACATACCAGACAATGCTGGGTCTTATGAATGACCCGACGTTCTCAGCACGAGAAGAAGAGGCGCAATTAGATGAAGCTAACATTCAAGCCATCGAAGACGGGGATACTGGAGGAGTACTCTCAGGTATTCGGTCATCCACCCAGCCCGGAACTGATGAGGGAGGAGGGGTTCTTGGAGATCGAGAAGCAAGCGAAGTTAGCTCTGCGCCGGGGCAAGCCGGTGAAAGCTTGGGAGCAACGCTCGACAACGATGACGGGGACATCTCTGGACCTGTTGTTCGGGGGCAAGCCGAGGAAAGTCGAGGAGATATAACCTACCTCCCTACGGGTGATCTACAAGAAGATGTCTTTCGTGTCTTCACTGGCGAGGGTCAGGGAGGCGACAGAACCAAGGCTCTTGATGAGTTTGTCAGATCCTTAGAGCGCAAGTCAGCGGAGAGTAGAGGATTCTCCACTGTCCAAGAGATGCGTGATTACGACAATAACAACGACGATCTCTATGACAAATTAGAGTCCGACCCAGTAGCCTTGAAATCGTTACTGAACGACCAATTGCCGGTTGATTATCGACCCTTGGTCGAGAAAGGCGCGTTGCTTGGTGATCCTAGAAAGGTGATCATTAACGCGACTCTGCGTCGTCTCGGTCTGAGAAGACTGCGTGATGCAGACTTGTGGGCATCTCGAACCCAAGAAATGCAAGCGATGACTGATCAGGAGCTTGATCAGGAAATAGACGTTGCGTTTGAGCTGGAATCTTCCGCAGCGAGAGCGTCTCGCTTAGGTCTGACTGTGATAGACAATCCGCAAATGATTGCGGATGTGTCCGAGTTAGATCCAGCCGCGCAGCAAGTGACTGCGTCATCGATACTGTACGGGAATGAAGCCCCTCTAAACGTCGGCGACAGACCTACTGTAGTCAGTGTCGCCACAGCGTTTGATGAACGAGCTGCTCAAGCTTATCCAGACCGTAATCTTCTTGATCAAAACGAAGAAAACGCTGAAATAGTCTCAGACCTGATTGCCCACGAAGCATTGCAGGCTATGAACGAAGAAGGCAATGCAGGGGAGTGGTATCAGGAGAAAGTAGCCAACGCTATGAGTTTGGCTGCTCAGAGATTCCCGGAGCTTGATACAGATCCAAACGCCAAGTTTGCATTTACTGCGATCATGGCTATCACGAGTAACGGAGCGTCCGTACCGGAAAACTCCGTTAATACCTTCAGCATCTACGAACAGTACAGGGACACTAAACAGTTCCCTGACTTTGGCGTGGGCAAAGAAGCTCAAGCCATGAAGAACTCCTTCGCGCTTCTCAATGAGTTGATAAGCCAGAATGGAATCGACTCTGTATTGGAGTTCATGGATCGGGACGTAACGGTTAAAGAGCTGAAGGATAACTTCGGCTTAAGCGTATCTGGCGAGCTGATGGGCACACAGTTAAAAGGCTCAGCCATCTTGGGTCCAAAGATCGGTGGTGGGTTCTACCAAAACCTCAACGGAAACTTTGATCCTTTGACGATGGATCGATGGTTTATGCGTACCTATGGTCGCTTAACAGGTTCGTTGATGAGCGAAGCAAAGCGCAAGCTACCAGCTCAAATAGCCAAGTTCAGAGAAGTAGCACTGAGCGATGATTACAGGAAGAAGCTAAAAGACGACGGGATTCAGCGGGTCCGTCTACGCAAAGACGACGACTACCTACTGGAGTACGCATACAAGGTTCAATCTGCTTATGCCAATGGCGGCTTCAAGCTCAAGAACAGTTTGAACAAAGCGTCCAATACGCTGAAAAATTCTCAGGGCGAAAAACAAGCACCCCAAAACGGCTCTGAACGAGAGTACATACGCAGCGTTATGCAGATGGCTCTCGATAAGGTGAACAAACTCAACAGCAACAACCCGGTGAATATGGGTGCCTTGCAGGCTATAATCTGGTATCCAGAGAAAGAACTGTACAAGCTGCATGGCGTAGGTAACGCCAAATCGGAACCAACTGACTATGAAACAGAATTCAGAAAAATCCTCGAAGGTGACGAAGCAGGACCGACAATACTTGGATCAATCAGATCTGCACTTGAATCAGGATCAGGAGCTGTTCAACGAGGAGCTATCGAAACTGACGCCGACCAAGATCAAGTTGATGGCGCAGAAGTCCAAGAAACTGTTCAGGTAAGTCAGCCGCAGTTTATCCAAGAGGCTGACCCGCAGCCTGTTCAACAGCAAGATCCTGCTCCAGAGCAGCCCTCTCCCAATCAAGACCTGAATTCTCAGATTCGCGAAGAGAACAAGCCTATCTTCGAGCGGGTTAAGAAGACGTTCCGTCGTTACTTATCCCCAGAAGGCTTGCTGCCTAAGTCCATCTTCGAGGAGAAGATCAAGCGAGACTCGGAGCTGGGTGCGGTAGAGATTGATATCCGCCAGCTACTAGCGCAGTACGATGAAGCCGTTAAGGCGGTGTATAGCCGTGATCTGGATGATGCGGAGCAGAAGTCTTTACAAGAGGCTTTGACGACCAAGTTCTCAGAGATTGATTCCTTGGGTCTAGACCCTGATATCAAGAACGCGATCATTGGCATGCGTCGTTATTTGGATAACATGTCCATCGATTACGCTCAGATCCTGTTCGATGAGGCTCAAGCTTTAGCGTCTCAGGGTCGCGATGAGAAAGCATCCGCCAAGATTGATCTTATCAATACGATAGCGTCCAACGTGGGCAGCTACGCGAACAGATCGTACAAGGCATTTGATGATCCTAAGTGGGCGAATAACGTACCGGATAACGTACTGGATGATGCTCGCGCCTACCTACAGGAACGCGGTGCCACCAACGTCGAGAACGTGCTGAACAACATCCTCAAAGAGGGCACTGCGTTTGACTCGATGGAAGCGTTTATTCGCGAATCAAAATTAGGCGCGAAAGATCTAACCATCCTCAAGCAACGCAAAGACATCGCCCCTCAGATCAGAGCGTTACTGGGTGAGTACGTTGACCCCAAGATCAACTTCACGAAGTCAGCAACCAAGATGTCTCGCCTGTTGTTCAATGACCGCTTCCTGAAGAACGTCAAAGACATCGGTATGGATACCTTCTTCTTCGATGCGGAGACGGCACCACCAGAGGCATACGTCACGTTTGCTGCTGAGTCTTCTGACGTAATGGCTCCGTTGAACGGGTTACGGACCACCCCGGAGATCGCTCAGGCGTTCCAAGACGCTCTTGGCAAAGAGCAGATGGAGGACTGGTACAGAGCCATCGTTCAAGCCAACGGCATAGTTAAGTACGGCAAGACAGTTATTGCGCCAACCACGCTGGCAAGGAACTATTTGTCCGCTTACATGTTTACTTTGGCTAATGGTCACTTCAATGCAGGCAAGCTTGACCAAGCATTTGCGAGCATGCAGTCGTACTTCAAGAACAGCGGCGATCAGGTCAAGTACCTTAGACGGCTGAAAGAGTTGGGTGTGGTATACGACACCCCATACGCAGGCGAGATGATGGCTCTGCTCGATGATTCTAAGCTTGATGTCTTTATGGACGGCAAGGTCAAAGGAGCCAAGTTCTTTTTCGACAACGCCACGAAGCTCTACCAGTACGGTGATGACCTGTGGAAGATTGTAGGCTTTGAGAACGAGATTGATATCCTGATGAATGCGAAGGGCATCACTCGTGAAGAGGCAGAGCCGCTTGCAGCCAAACGAATCAGAGATACTTACCCAACTTACTCTCTAGTCGGCAGAGGCGTTCAGAAGCTCCGCAGATTCCCTTTGGTTGGTACGTTTGTGTCGTTCCCGGCAGAAGTTATTCGCACGTCATTCAATATGGTCAAGTACCTGCGTGAGGATATGAACGATCCAGACATGAGAGGAACTGTGCCTCGCCGTGTCGCTGGATTGGCAATGGTATCCGCCGGGGTCTACGCCTTACAGGAAGCCCTCATGAACATGATGGATGTCGATGAGGAAGAAGAAGAGGCGGTGCGAATACTCGGTCCTAAGTGGAGCGAGAACTCAAACCTGGCATTTATTGGTCGGGACAACGGCAAGCTCCAGTACATCGATATGTCGGCGTTTGACCCATACAACTACTTCAAGCGTCCGATCAATGCATTGCTTCGGGACCAGCCCATTGATGACGCTATATTGCAGTCTGCCAGAGAGGCGTTAGTACCCTTTTTCGGGGCGGATATTGCTTTCCAGAACATCATGGAAGTGTTCCAGAACGAGAAGATGTCCGGCGGTAGTGTGTACAACGAAGAAGACTCTAGTCTCGGGCAGCTTGAATCAATTAGTTATCACTTGATTAAAGGGCTTGGACCTTCAGTACTCAGCAACATTGAGCGCACCGTGAAAGCTGTAGACGGAGATCGAAACGCAGCCGGTAGGGTCTATAAGCTTGAGGACGAGATGGCGGCTTTGGCTGGCTTCCGTGTCAGCACTCTTGACCCGAAAGTGTCTCTGCATTTCCGTGCTTATGACTTTAATCAAAGCAAACGAGACGCCACTAGAATCTTGACGAGCACGTTTAGAGACGTGAACGACGTATCGGATTCAGACCTTGTAGACGCCTTTGAGCGTTCCTCTACAGCCCGTAGAGAGGCGTTTGAGAAGATGCAGAAGATTGTATCGGCAGCTCGAAGCTCAGGCTTAAATCGCCTTCAGATCATCCAGATTTTGCGTAGTAACGGGGTTACTAAGGGTGATGCTCAAGCTCTGGAGAGCGGTGATTCTGCCCAGTGGAATATGTCTGATTCAACGCTAAAGAACAGCGTCCAGAAAGCAGATCTGCTCTTCGGAGATGCCACTGGTCAAGAGTACGAAAGGAGATGGCAGATCGTTCAGCAACTGCTTGCCGAAGAGAATGCGCGATGAGTCCCAAACGATTGCAGGACAGGAGTCGATATGAAGATTTTGACTTGGACCACGATGGCATTGTTAGTGATGAAGAGATTGATCGAGGACGGGTTATGTTGGATCTGGAGCTTGCTGAAGAGAAAAGCGAAGCCCAGCGTCGAATGGCTGTTGGAGCGTTGGCGTCGATTATTGGATCTACTGCTCTGATCATGTCTCCCATCGTTAGCGAGAGTAGAGTTTCCGCCCTGTCAGATTTGATGGGGCTTTTTTACATATCCATGGCAGGCATCGTCGGTGCCTACATGGGCGTATCAGCGTGGATGAGCCGCAAATGAATCTTAATGGTGAGGTTACATCACTGGCAGATTCGCCCTGTACAGGAAATTGTACAGCTCGTCAGTGGGGCGACCTGATCTGTAAAGGTTGCGGTAGAACGGAAGAAGACATCCAGAACTGGAGTTCGTACCCAGAGCTGCGAAGAAAGATCCGTGTACTGGAAATTTCTGCGAGCGGATACCCAACTAGACATACACACGGAAGGTTCAAGAGAACTGATCTGTGATCGGTGAGATAGCGGCTATCGTCGCTGGGGTAAATGCCGCGACTTCTGCGATAAAACAACTTGCGGAAACTACGTCAGATATCTCGAGTATCTCCGGGTATCTATCTAGCTTGGGCGGGGCAGAGGTAGAGCTTCAGCGTTCAATGAACGAAGGGAAGCTGTCAGAGGCAGATGCTGTGAAAGCGGCGTTGGCGAAAAAGCATATCCAAGAGACCATGAAGGAGATCAAAGATTTATTCACCGTCTCGGGCAATGGGCAGTTGTACTCGGAAGCAATGTCTGCAATGGCTGAAGCGAGGAAAGCCAAACAGCTAGAGCTGGCTAGAGCCGCTGCAAGAAAAAAGCAATTTTGGAAGGAGGCAAAAATATACGCTGCTGCTGGCTTAGCGTTGCTGATTCTCCTACCGATGACACTGGGGTTGCTCCTAGGCTGGCTTACTCGATGATGCAAAGAGCACGAGATCTTCTGGGTTCACTAACGTACATACTGGTCATGGTTTGTGGGATCGTGTTCGCTGTCTGGGTGGTATCAAAAATATGATTATGATGTTTTTGGTAACGGGACCAAAACTTGGGATTGATACCAATTAATTCGTTTTGCAACCAATAAAAGCGCGGTCAACGCTCGTAAGTTACTGATTATATTTAAGAAAATTTGACCCGATCACCACCTTGCCAAGGTGGAAGTCGCGAGTTCGAGTCTCGTTTCCCGCTCCAATTCAATAGGTTAGGGCACTCGACCCCTACCTTGTTTAGGACGCCAGACCTCAACCCTGCATAACAGAGCCTAGGTTGTGTGCAGCTCTTCTGAGGTCTGGTCCGCTCACATGAGCGTACCGTTCCATCGATTTAGAGCTTTGCCAACCACCCAATCTCTGGATGTCTAAAGCATCCGTCCCAGCTCGTTTGTGCATGCTTGCGAAGGTGTGTCGGAGGTCATGAAACCTTGTCCCCTTCGGTAGTCCAGCCTTTTTAACGGCTGTCCTCCAAGCCCTGTTCGTTACCTGGGTGAGAGGTTTCCCTATCAGTTCCTTGCGTGGTCCGCTTTGCACGAAGACGTGCTGTATCGGATCAAGCCAGTGGTAACGATCTTGCAGCTCACGAACCATCTCGAGCCGTCTATCCACAACCTCCTTTGCTGCCCCGGCTAAGGGCACCTCGTGGGTTGTTCCATTCTTCATCTCCGTTGATGGGAATGTAATGTAATTCCCGCACTGAGATATCCAATCGATCCGAAGATCTGCCACGTTGCTTTTTCGTAGCCCAGTCCAAACCGCGAACTGCACCATGTCCCTCCGCAGAGGGTCCAAGCTAGCCATCAGGTCATTTAACTGACGAGGCTCTAAGAAAGTAGCGAGCTGCCTTTCGGGCAACCGGCTCACGGCAGGGACATACTGGATCAACCGCTTTTTATCCCTCGCGTAATTCATCACCGCTCGGTAGTAAGTGATTGAGGTGTTGATTGTCGCAGGTGATCGATCAAGGCTTTTGATGTGATTAAAGAATCGCTCAACCGCCTTGTCGTCAATCTGCGTGATCAAACTCCTACCCCAGAAATCCACCATCTCTCCGATACGCCTATGGGCATTCTCGGATTTTGGCTTGCCATACTTCTTAGAAGGTTCGGCTAAATACCATTCAGCTACTTCTCGAAAGTACACATTGCTCATAAACACTCCTTGTTACCGGAGCGTTGACCGCCCCGAGATGGTATCAGTGACCCGTTGTCGGCAACAAGTGGGTCAGGCTTGCCCAAAAGCGGGGGTACACCGCTTGCCTAAATTTAGTGACCAGTTTTGTCCTTAGGGCTGGTCAAACCCGTGCAGCCATGTCCAGGAGAGGGGATGGAGACCGCGCAATGCGAGGGGAGCATCACAGGACCGGGGGTTCACACAACGATCTCCCACTTGTCTCCACCGAGATCGTGCTGCTTAGGCTCAAACTCTGCCTTCTGAAGGCGGTATTTAATTTGGTCTTTTTGTTTTTTTGTCGCCCTGACTCGAGCTTTCACTGATGCTTCTCCAGCCTTGCGTTTAGCTCGAAGGATTTCATCGGCGATTGCCGCGATGGGGTCATGTGACTCAATAGATAAAAGTTTCGCTTCCATGCTTCTTCCTAGTGGTTAGTAATCTCGACAGCATCTGAGACTGTTACGTCATCGCTGATGCCTTCTGTGGGAGCCGTCTCTTCCTGCACGGGTGCAGGGAGTTGCTTTTTTGTTGTACGCAGAATCTCTTCACTGCCAGACTGAGCTAGCCGGAGAATGCTTTGCAGGATCTGAATCCCTTGCCCTCCGGTTTGCAGTGCTACCAGATTGTTTTTTACATCCTGAGACAAGTCGTCTGCGTCATAGACCTTGCCGTCGATGTTAATTAGCTGTCGTTCTTCGCTCATCGTTTCCTCGCATCATCACGAATTACTTGATATGCCCTGGGTGCATCGACCCCGAACCGTCCCTGTGGAATCATGCGTTTAGGCTGTTTGTCACCACGCCCACATTCTTCGCAGTAAGTCGGTCTGTCCGCCCAGTGCTCATGTATGGATATAAAGTTCAGCCATACATTCGGAGCCAGCTCGATAGCTGAGTCCTCACCAGTGGTCAGCATGACTGACTCCGTGATTCCGTCTCTGTTCTCGATGTTCACCAGCGCAGATTTTTTATCTTCTGTGTAGATGAAACGTCGGAACCAAATCCTGTGGTCAAACGATCCCTCTAGATCGTCGCCGTCTAACTCGAATCCCCCAAAAAGCAGCGAGTCGGCTGCTCTAGTGATTCGTAAACCCAATTGGTCACTCCTTAAAATGGGATGTCGTCGTCAAAGTCGTCCAGTTGCGCCTCAGGAGCTGCTGTAAGCTCAGGAGCTGCTTCCGCCATCTCTACGCTCCATGCGCGAATGTAGAGCTGAGGGTTGCCTTTGCTGTTCATGCCTTCACGAATACCTAGCTTGGCTCTGACCTTACCGGCTGGCGTGTTGAGCAGAATGTTCCCGCCCCATTTGTCGATCTTCTCGACTTTTTCTTCCTTCGATAGCCCCTTGTACCAGTCGTACTTGCTGAGGTTCTCGTGCTGTTGCAGCTTTTGCTCTTTGCTTTGCTGCCACGCGGCACCCGTATCGGGCGTTTGTTGGTACTCGCTCATCCCTGTTCCTTGCATTGCTTGATAGACACCTGTCTGGTGTTCGTGGTTTTCCTGAAGGACTCCATGCTGGACCCTTTCTTCAGAACTGCTTCATCACCACCCAAGAACTCAAAGGCTGCTTTGTAGTCGAGTGGTGGTGTCTTCTTGATTACGCTGATCGTGACGAACTTGTTGGTGATGCTTTGCCCGTACATGTCGGCAAGCGCGGTCTTAATCCCTTCGTTGTCTTTCTTGAGCTGATCGATCTCGGACAGTTCGGTGCCGATCTTCGATTCAATGAACTTGATCCGGCGCACGTTGGTGTCGATCTGGTCTAGCGCGGGGTCGTTGACCTCAACAGCATCTGCGTTGATCGGATCTATGTGCGCTTTGCGCTTCTCTGGGTCTTGATACTCGTCTTGGATGTGGTTGAACCACGCATGCCACAGAGAGATTCGTGTTACCTTCTCCGCGCTTGGCACGGGTAACCATTTACCGCTGACCTCCTCCTCGAGAAACCCATGTTTCCGCTCAACGCGCTCAATGCCGAACACGTCGTCGTTGATGTAGCACAGGAAATCGATCCACTCGAGATCACAAACCTCCATGACGACATAGCACTGCCATAGGTACATCACTTTGTCTGGCGCAAAAACGCTGTACGGCTCTTCGGTGTAGAAGGGCGACTTGATCTCGAGTCCACCATACAGTCCCACAAGACCGTCAGGTGATGCTCTGAGGAACGCATACACTGCGTGAGCTACACTGCCCGTCTCCATAACGGTTTTGCCTTCGCTGCGTTGATAGAAGTCTACGGCTTTGGCTTCAGTTTCCTGACCGTGCTTCATCGCAGCGTTAAGCTTGATCTCAGAAGGCTCACCAGCGAGCTGACGTACTCCTTCGCGTACAAGTTTCTTGGCGTTGGTGTACGGGTGTAAGCCTTCCCACGCAGCGCAGTTGCTCGCGAGTATTTTCCCCGCTCTTTCGGCATGCCATTCAGGTGACCCCTGAATTAAGACACTCATTTCTTTGCCTTTTGGTTTTTCTTGAGGGCTTTCAGATCCTCGCGGTATTCCTTCGCCAACTCAGCGAGCTGATCCTCGGTGATATCAACTTTCAAGTTGCGAACAGAGTTCTCAAATCTAGCCCACTTAGCCTTCATGTCCTCTGTGCTGGTGGCAGAAAACAGTTTTTCCCTGTGTAACTCGTAGTAACCCGCGAGCCGTTCCTCTGGGGTTTGCGTTACGGCTTCGGGCTTTGGATCTGCCGCTGTAGGGGCATCAGGCTCCTCGAGGGGCAGGTCGCTCCACATGTGATGGAATAAGCCGAACTCAGCGAGCGCCTTAACACGGCAACGCTGCTTGGCGGTATTTACCTGATGCGCGTTGGGATTAGGCTGCGCGGTGTTGCTCTTGCCGTATACCGGCAGGGTGGTGGTATGACTAACGTCGCCGACAGCGACACGGCACCGGACCTCACAGGTCTTATCTGGAAAGAAGTGGGTGTGTTTGCCGTGCTCATCCTGAAGAAACTCCCAAGTGTACTGCGGGAAGTGCTTCATCATGATCGCGTGGGCAGCCATCCACTTGACATAAGTGATCCCACCGAATTTCTCGGTGCTCACTGAATCGCTGGATATTGTCGATAGCGTTGCCCAGATGTGGGCGGGGGTAACTTGTTCCATGTCTGAAACCTCCTTGTTCAGAAGGGTTCAGAATGCAATCAATAAGTGCGAATTGCAATTATTTTATTATAGTTTTTGATCATCCATACTCAGTTGCTCTATCAAAGAAGATAAAACTTCTGTTTCGCACGATATATCTTTTTCGACTAACCATCGCACGAACACGAGTATCAGCGCGAGATCTGGTAGATCTTCTATTTTTTTATTATCGATCCTAGCTCCTCGAGGAGTTCCGGTAACTGGCCCTTGTTCTGACTCTTTAAAGCTAGCTTAACAATCATGAAAAACTGATCATCATCAAGTGATTCAAAGTTGCTCTCAAAAGCTCTAGCAATGCTGATAGCCCTTCCCCATTCGTCGTGGTCAGCTTTAGCGGGTATCCCATAAACCCATTCTCTTAAATCAAATTTGTAGTATTCACACACTCGGTAAGCCAGCTCGATGTCTCTAGGCAGACTTCCATTCAACCATCCAGTTGCGGCTGCTTTCGCACAATTTAGCTCTTTCGCCACGGTACTGGCTCGCCCATACATAGGCACATCAGCGCCCGATAAAGTTTTTTTGAGCCACTCGGCTCGTTCTTCCTTGTTCACAATTTTCTCTCTCTGATGGCAGTTGCGTAAGTAAGCAAATAATACAAACTACAAATGCCCCAAACGAGTGCAGTCTACACTTTATGGGTGAAAACCAAACCTGTGAATTCATACAGTGCCGCATTAGGTGCAAATTTCTTGAATTCCGCCAAAAATTTTCCAGAAATCGACAAAGTGGCGCATAGGTAGTGTTCGATACCTATAAGTTGCTGAAAGTAAATAATAAATGCGGAAAACAATTAAAAGGTTTGTTCTGGTGAGATGATTTCTCTATGGTGTATGCACACGGAGGAAGTATGATTTACCGTAACACGCAAGAAAAAAACTACACTGTCCTGTCAAATGCCCTTCTGCAAGGAGGCGCTGACGCCACTAAAAGGCAAGACGGACTAAACCTTGAGAGCCTAGCGGTTCTCGTTCACCTTCTTTCACATCCCACAGACTGGCAAGTCACTAATGCGTCTATCGCGCAGTATTGGGGTATCTCTCGTGAGCGCGTCAGTAGGATTACCAAAACACTGGAATCCGCTGGCTACATTCAGCGCAACATCAAGCGAAGCGACGACGGCAAGGTCAAGCAATGGGACTACGATGTCACCGATACTGCTGGTCACTTCACCAGATGCAACCAAACCCAGATGTGGCAAAACCCAGATCTGGATATCGAGACACAAAGAAAAGAATATTCTTTACAAAGTAATAAGAAGACAACAAAGAAGAAGACCGCACTCGCTGACGCGATCAAGCAATGCCCGAAAGGAAT